CCTTTGCAAAAAATTTAATTGGTTATACTTTCCCACAAGAAATTAGAAGGAAGTTTGCATTCAGATACAAAGCTAACTTTGGAAATCTAGTTAACAATGTGGTCCAGAGAATGATTGCAGATGTAATCTATAAATCAAAAACAATTAAGCAAGATACATTTACAGAAGAAGAGAGAAGCTACCAAAATTGTTTCTCAGCAGAATTAGAAGCAGTAAATAAAAATCCACCAGTAGACGCAAAAGATAAGTTTGGTAGGGAAGCTATGTTGAAGTTTGCCGAAGATTGTATTCCAATTACAAGAAAGGTTGTCCAGGATATTATTGGTAAAGAAAAATTAGTTTGTGAAAGGTATGTAGAGAAAAAAGAATTTAATCAAATCAAACCTACGATTGGTCGTATAGATTATGAAAGCAAAACAAAATTTATAGAATTAAAAACTAAGCCACCAAATTTAAGAAAGGTTAAAGGTAAAGAAGAGTGGAACATGATCACACAAGATTTACCTAGTGAGCCTACACTTGAAAATTTAACACAGACTTCATTCTACTACATGACGACAAAAAAAATACCACACTTGGTATATGTAAATGACAAGGATTATATTATCTTTGATCAGAGCCATGAGTTAATGAAGGTAGATCACCTGGAACATCTTTATTATAAAATGGTAGATAAAATTCTACTATGGGAAAAGATGATTATGTTTTGTGAAGGTAAACTTGAAACATTAGCAATGATGATAGAACCACCAGATCTTAATCATTTCTTTTATTATAAAGATCTAGCAGATGAACAAAAACAACTAATAACTAAACTATGGGGAGTAAAATATGAGTAGAGAAACAAACAACATATATAAAATGGAGAATAAAAATATGGGAAACATACACAAAAAATTACACAGTGCTTGTAATCATGCAAGTGGTGTAAAGAAAGCAAGTAAGGTTAAAGGTATGCCTTTTAATCCTTTACTTCATGATGATGTGCAAAGAGTTGCAATGGATGCTTTATTAAAAAATGGTTTATATCCAACTTGTAATTACATAACAGATGTTACAGATAAGTTCGTGATAGTAACTTGCACTATGAGAATAACTGACATTGATGATCCAGCAAGTTTTGTAGTCATTGATGGTTGTACTGCAATGGGTGGTCTTGATAAATACGGAACGGGTCAAGCCATGTCGTACAGTAAAAAGTATGCGTTCTTAAATGCACTCAATCTAAAAACAGGAATGGATTTAGAAGATGGTTATAACGCCAAACCATTTGAACAAAATTCTTCAGAGCCATCTGTAGAACCTACATACATGGATGATGAAGTGGATGTAGAAGAGATCATTAACCTAATCTTACAAACTAAAACTGAAAAACAATTTGCTTCAGTTAAAAGTCAAGTGAGATCAGTTGTTAATCATCTAAAGAAAAATAACTTCAAGGCTTATGAACAGATCAGAGATTAATCTGTCAAGCATGAAGCAACACTAAACAAATAATCAATCATAAAGATTGATATAACTAAGGAGTAAACATGGATAATCAATCCGATAAAATATACATCAACCTAACCAAAAATAAAGATTGGAAGTCACCGACAGATAAACTTCCAGTTTATATTGGTCCAAAAAATATGAAACATCCAGATAAGAACTGGACCATTGGGGTCAACATTGGTGGTAAGTGGTATAACCAAGCAGCTTTTCCATCTAAAGATCAAGATGGAAATCCCAAGGAAGGAGAGCTGACAGTAATTTTAACACCGAGTGGAGCAGGAGCAAGTAAAAATGCCTTTGCAAAACCAAGTGAAGGTGCTAATAACGAATATACCTTTTAACTTAGGCTAAAGGGTATCAAGCAGGGTGGGGTTTTTTTTCCCTTTCTAATCGTTTTCCCCACCTTGCTTAAAAAACTTATGACAGATAACATTAAACATCCTCCTCACTATACTCAGTATAAGATAGAGCCAATAGATTTTATTATTGCAAACAATTTAGATTTTTGTACTGGCAATGTAATTAAGTATATTTTAAGACAAAATAAAAAAAATGGTGTGGAAGATTTAAAAAAAGCTAAACAGTATATAGATTTTTTAATAGAAAAAAAAGTTGAAAAAAGCAAAAAAGTATGACAAAATTTAAAAGAATTATCAATGGAGAGTGTCATTTTGAAATGATCGAACTCTTTGATGATGTAGAGAAGGCTAGTAACACTCAGAATAGAGGTGAGTTAATAGAATGTAATATCGACAACTTGAGATTCGATTTTACAAAAGTGAAAAAGGAGCATGATGATAAAAATCAAGATGCGTCTGCAGAAGTTGATGGATCAACAGAGAAAAAAATCTGAAAAGTATATCCAAACACTTCAGAAAGTTAACAAGTTGAAAGCAGAAAGCTACAACTTACATATTAAAGTTAACGAATGCAGAGAACAGTTAATGACAAAATAGTTATTAACTTAATAGTTGAAAAAAAAGAAAGGAAACTGTAGGGGATCTATGACCATAAATGTAAGCACACACTATAATAAACATATAAAACACCTAGACCAAAACACATTTGTATACAAAGTTAAGAAAGCATTTTACCTTTTAACGAACCAAGAAGAAAGATTATATGAGGTAGGGTTCTCAGAAGGATTTTTATATGCTGCAAAACTTTTACAACAACAACCGATTGATGATAGTAATAAGAAAATAATTGGAGTTGTTTACAAAAATGCAAACTTAAAAACTGTTAATACAATAGTAGATAAAGTTTGTGCAAAATATCTTGTAAGTAAACATGATGTGTTTGGTAAAGGTAGAACTAGAGATATAGTTAGAACAAGAAGTATACTTTATAATCTTTTACATGAGGAATATAATGTAAGCATCTCATCTATTGGTAGAGTGTTCGGTCAAGATCACACTACAGTTTTACATTCATTAAACAATAAACAAAACAAGTCTAGATATTGGGGAGCAGAATATTCTATATGGGAAGAGTACTCTAATTTAAAATCAGAGTTGTTGCCAATAACTACTTCTTCTTAAATCCAGACTTCATATTTCTATAAGCCTTCGCAGATATAGTAGACTTCTTTTTAGAGTTTGAAGTACCAGCTCGTTTTTTTTTATTGATGTTATAGTAAAGACCCTTCTTAGCCATCTTACCAGATTTAGTTTTGTGATAACCTTTTTTCATTACTTCTTCTTTTTAGATTTTTTAATTTTTTTTTGTAAAAATTTTGGCAGAGTTTTCTGCTTAGCTGTTAGTTTGCTTTTACCTTTTGACTTACCATACATAGTTATTCTCCTGTTGTTGTTTCAATTTTATCTCACAATAGTTATCAAAGCAAGAACCTTCTTTACCATCATGACAAAAATATTGTCTCTTAGCTGTAATAATCCATCCACCTTCATCACTTAATAGTTGTTTGTTACATTCTTTACAGTAACCACAAATAAAAGATTTGACTTTAGACTTTACCCAACCCTTTTTCTTCACTTCTTTTTCTTTTTTCTTTTACTAAAGTTAGTAAAATCCATAGTAAAAATATCTTCAACTTTATCAGTTAAGCTGTCTACCCAACCACAAAATTTGTAAATTAATTTATCTAACATTTCCATCTTCTTCTTGCCTGTCTTATTCTTGAGTTAGGATCGTTCCTAGTTTAGCTGATGAGTTTCTAAGCTGACCTGCTGATCTAGCACAATAACTTTTTCTACGCTTAGCAGCTTTAGACCTTTCTTATACTTTACCAGTAACTGCTGTCTTTAATTTTGATCCGGGATTGGCTCTTCTATATCTTGCAACACCTTTAGCTGTCATACCAGCTCCAGACTTTGTGGGTCTGTAGTTTGCGTTCTTACCTTTAGTTGTTTTTCTTATAGCCATTATCTTTCGCTTAATCTATCCATGTGATTGTATATTCTACCAATAACTTTATCTAAATCAAGTAACTCTTGCTTCAACATCATAACTATTGCTTGTAATTCTACAACTGTAATGACTACCCAACTTGATATTCCAAGTAATATTGTACCCAACAAAGGGATCATCCATTTATTGTTTTTCATCTATCTTCTCAATCATACTTTTGTAGGGGTTATGTCTTGGTGCATTATTGGTGGCTTTGATACCAGCACAATAAGAAAGTAATTCTTTAAAATTAGGTAGGTCTTGGTTTGTATTAATACCTTTACAAACTTTATATAATTCTATTTGTTGTTTTAAAACTTCGTTTTTAGTTGTTATTCTATTTTGTTCATCACAATGTTTTTTAGATATACCTAGATACTTTCTAAAATTTAATCTTAGTTCATGGCTATTGTCATCATAATCATTACTGATGCTATTAGTTCTGTGATCGTTTTCTCTTTTAGAAATACTTAAATCAACATCTCCATACTTACATTCATTGCTGCCATTGTTTAAATACTCATTTCTTGCATGAGCTGGTTTGACAAAGATTGCCAATAACAAAAATAAAATAACTAATACTCCTGTAAAATAATAATTCATTGTCATCATTCTCCATAATTACCTCGAGAGGTCTCTCACTTCCCATTGAAGATCACTAACTTGACCACCCATAATTTCCATAATCTCTTTTGACATTTGAATAACACCATAGATGTTAGAAATATCTTGATTAACTTTTTTAACAACTTCATTTTGTTTATCTATTTGTTCTTGTAAAATGTAAATAGCTTGTTTGTTAGAATTAATTGTATTGGTTAGATTAAGAACATACTTAATTCCTGTAAAGCTACCTACTACGATAGATGCTACTACTGGTATTACAACAATATTTGATTTTAATTTATCAGCTATATTCATTAAAAAAATCCTCCAACAAGAGATTTATCATTTTTTTAAAATATTGCTATATTTAATTATCTTCCTTGACCCAAGTATCTATTAGTATTTTTTTGGCGTTTCTCATGCTTACTCATAGATTTTTTATGCACTCCTGGTCCACGCTTCTTAGGTTTATCTCTAGGTATGAAGTGTGTAAACTTAATCTTTGCCATTACTTCTTTTTCTTATATTTCTTTTTCTTTTTCTTCTTGCCAGTTTGTTGAGATAACATAGTTACCTTCTTGCTATACTGTTGTGCAAAACTTTTAGTTATCATTTTTTATAACCCATACTACTTTTATTTTTATATAATTTTTGCCATGACCAAACATTTATTTTACTGGACCAATGATAAATAAATAAAACTATATGTTTCACTTTTTGCCACCTCTAAATATTTGCGTACCTTTTATTCCATATATTGAAGCTACGACAAGAATCCAAAGATTTGTAAACCATGAAGGAAGTGTAGAGAATTTATCAAAAAACATTTCTACTTTATCCATAACATAAGGATCTGAACTCCAAACTGAATACGCCAAAATTGCTATTGGCAAAGTTAAAATTATCAAAACGAACTCGTCTTTCCAATCTGAGTTTCTTGATTCTAATAATTTACCTTGATAATCTGCTTCACCATTCGCCATTTTTTGTGCGTGTTTGTATTGAGCATCCGCCATCATCATTTGTGTTTCTTTTTTCTTTTTATAAATATGACTACCAGCATTCATTGCTAGTTTAATTGCACTTAACCACATCTTATATCTCCTAGTATTGGTTTGTATTTTGTTTTACCATCTTCTTTATAAGCTCTCAAGAATTGTTTTCTAGGTTTATCTGCTACACTACAATGCACCCAGCCGCTTGAAGGCTCACCAATAATATAAAATTCGAGAATCATTTGATCCCATCCTTCAATATTATCTTTTATCCAATAAGCAAGATCAGCATTATCTGTACCTGGTACTTCGAAATCAACTGCTTCAGCTTTAGTGTGTTGGCTATTAATTGAGCTGCCTATCTTAACGCATAGCTGCTCACTACGAAATCCGCTAGTTATAATTACTGGACCAAACTTATCTCTAACTGGTTGTAGCAAAGTCTCGCAAAGGTTTTGTAGTTTAGCAATCTGATCTGAGTTAGGTTCATTAGGTATACCCAATCTTATTGCTGTATCTGATTTAGTTAGTTCTTGTAGTGTAAAATTTTCTGATAATTTCATTCGTATATAATCCTTACATTAAGTTTCTTTTGCTCTTTAGTTGTTCCTCTACATATAAAGGATCCTTTAAGGTTTCTTTTATATCCATCTTTTGCAGTATAACTGTCAACTTTTCTATAGTTTTTAGATTTAACATCATAAGCACTATACTCTCCTGTTGTCATATTTAAAGTAACAATATCTACTGGACCAAGTCCGCCAAGTGGTAAAAATACAAGTAAATTAGGATCTTCAGCAAGTCTAAGTTGAGCTTTAATTTCTGAGGTTAGACCAGTAACTGCTTTCTTTCTTCTAGCCATAAAGACCTTAGAGTTAAAGTTTTTGAAATAGTATAACTATAATTGTAAACATACCACCTATTAATGCTGACATAGCATAGTACATATGTTTTTTAATATCTTTGATTTCTGTTTCTATGTTGGTAATTTTTTGGTGGGTTTGTTTCTGCATGATACGACAAAGTTTTTCGTGTGATTCTATTTTCTCTAATGCAATATTTTTAGACATTACTACCTTTGCGTTTATTACAAAAGTAAGAAACATATAATTTTTCTTTGTTAAACTTTTCTATATTTTCATTAGTAACTTTAATAGTTGCTATTGCACCTGCTTTAGTACTAATCGGTCCAAGTTTTAAATTCTATTGGTGATACAGCTGGTGTATTACAAATCCAGTTAT